AGACAAAGGAACTGACACCAGTACCCCCATCAGTAAGATAATTCAATTGCAATCGATGAGGTCCAAGCAATAAACCAAATCGAAAATCATCTCCAGCCGCCATATAGACGTCCGCATACCATGTACTTTGACTATTTGTCGCAATACCAGGTAAAGCTCGCACTCCCACCCACAATGCTCCTGGAGATGCCAAAAACGCAGCATTGCGTGATGTTCGGATTGTTTGTAAATCCACATTAGTTGCCAAGATATTATACTGAGTAGTAAATGGCAACTCAAATTCCTGATACGGTACACTTGTGCGAGAAATGTCCACAGGGGGCGAACGCATTGATGGTAATGTGTTCGCAATCGTTATTGGAGAAAACATATCAGGGACCTCATCAGCATCAGTGCACCAACTAAAATCACTAGATTGGTACTTTGGATACACTGTATAAGATCCCAAAGTTGGAGGATAGGTCAAATACTGGGTAGTAGCTGACCAAGTTAAAGAGGCCTTTACAGTGTCACTAGAAAAGCCAAAAGAGTCAATGTCCGGGTCCCAAACGACAATTGGATGAAAATCAATAGGAACGATGTCACTCATAGGATTTCCATTATACCAAGTTATTTTCATACGCAAAGAACCTCTCCAAACTCGAAACATTTGCGCATACCATCCTAAAGTCCCACGCATCATCAATACACTTGGATCAAGATAACCCATAAACAATATACCTTGAGTTCCTGTGTCAGTTGTTGGATTATTAATAGGATTATAGGTATTTATAGTACGGACCATAGTATACCGCTTGATTACTTCACGCACAGAATTATATCGTTCTCCAAAATGATTAGGTCGTGAAGCGCTCTGAGACATAGTCTGTATTCCCAAACCAGATTGTGTCTGTGCCATAGTAGGAGCATCAACCAGATCTTGCGCACCTTGCGCTTGAATAGGACACCATGACAGATTAGTTAGATGCAATCCAGCAACCTCAAAATCATCTGCACCACAAAAGAACATATTTATCTCAATAGAACTTGCGACACCAGATGTAACAATCAAAGGATTCAAAACACGCAAAGTCCAAGTCCCCAAAAAATTTTTAAACAATTCAGAAGTTGAAAGATTACTTTGTGTTCCATTACACATCTTTTTATAAGTCGTAGAAGATAAAAAAGGAATCTCGAATGAATACGAGTGTGCCTCTGGTCCAAGATCCAATGCTGCACCATAAGATGAATAAGCTTCGCTAATACCAGCAGGACCAGACCCAGAATAATCTCCAAAATGTACTCAAAACCACAACCGACCA